GCCGCTATCATCATTAATGGTGCAGCCGGAATAGCGTTATTGTTACGCCATTGGCATACAGCCTGAACCGATACGCCGCATATCTTGGCTACTTTTGCTGGCCTACCCAACAAATCAATTATTTGTGCATCCGTCATTTATTTGTATCCTTTGCTAAATATTTCTTTACATTGGTTCAATCTTACTTTACATTCTGAATTACGGCAATGTTGCCGTGAGTAACAAGGGGAAAAAAATGGAATTTAGATACAGCATGGAACAAGATTATCTTGATCAATACAATGACCAGGTTCAAACGGAATTCCGTTTGGAAGAAATATTTGGCGCATTGGAACGTGCAGAGCCGTTGGATGATGAAGAAATTGCATTACTTCGCCACTCTTGCGGTATGCCAAAAAAAACCATTCAGCAAATTAAAGCAGAAGCCCAAAAAAAGCTTTTGCGTGACATTTTTATTGATGCAACAAATAACTTAATTAAGGAAAAAAAATGATTGTAGCCCGTCAAAACAGTACAAGTAGCGATTTTAAATTACCACCAGCAGGTAGCTTTAGCGCACGTTTATATCGCCTGGTTGATATTGGCACCCAAACCACCGAATGGATGGGTAAAACCAAAATGCAACGCAAAATCATTGCTATGTTTGAATTGCATGGTGAAGATAATGACGGCAAACCATTGTTGACCAATGACGGAAAGCCGCTGGTTGTGTCCAAACGCTACACGTTATCCCTGGATGAAAAGGCTACGTTACGTAAGGATTTGGAAGCTTGGCGTGGCCGTGCGTTTACCCAGGAAGAACTTGATGGTTTTAACCTAGAAGTGTTGCTAGGCAAATACTGCATGGTGTCCATCACCCATACCGAACATGACGGTAAGCAATACGCAAATATTTCTAGCATTAGCCAGATACCTTCAGCACTTAAAAAATTGGGCGAACCAAAAGGTATTAATGAATTAATGAGTTTTTCTTTAGAAAAGTTTGATTCAGAAAAGTTTGAAAAGCTTTCGGAAGGCTTGCAAAACGTGATCAGAAAATCACCAGAATACCGTAACACTTTTGAACCTAATGCGTTACCAACCAAATCTTCTTCTACTGAAGAAGTTGAAGATGATATTCCTTTTTAAGGTGGCAATATGAAATGTATCGAATGTAAATGGTTTGCTGGTACCGCTAACGATCAATACGGGGTGTGCAAACGCTACCCCGTAATTCAAAACAAAACTCAGCATGATTGGTGCGGTGAATATGTATCTAAGATATGTGAAATATCGGAAGCAGTTGCAGAACTCCAAGCAAAACGTGGAAGAAAGCCAAAAAATGATAATTAAAGAACGTCAGTCCGAATCTGGCCATTGGTATGCCCGTGACGGTAGCCCAGCTTATACCGTACTTGGTAAAAATGGCCAGCCCCGCAATACAACACTTCGTGACGCACGATCCAATGATTTGGTGCCTAGTGTTTCCGGTATCTTGAACGTGGCCGCCAAGCCAGGTTTAGATACTTGGAAACAGCAACAAGTTTTATTGGCTGCGTTAACTTTGCCTAGAAAACCTGATGAACCTGAACAAGATTGGCTTGAACGGGTAATGATGGATTCTAAGCAAACTGGCCGTGTAGCTGCTGAACGTGGTACCGCTATTCACGCAATTATTCAAGAATACTTTGAAGGTAAAGTAGTCAATGAATATGCAGCCATGTGTGATGCAGTCAAAGAAGCTATAGATGGGCATTTTGGGAAGCTTTTGTACGTGCCGGAAGTATCCTTTGCCCACCAGCTTGGATACGGCGGTAAGGCCGATTTAATAGCCCGTGCTGCGGATAATTTTGATGGTGTTTGTATTGACTTCAAAACCAAAGAAACAGAAGATATTTCTACGGTTGATGTTTATGCAGAACATGGTATGCAGTTGGCAGCCTACCGTGAAGGCTTCAAAATGCCTAAAGCCAGGTGTGCCAATGTATTTGTTGGCTACAAAATGGCTGGCGGCAACGTAAAGTTTACTGGCGTTAAAGTGATTGAACATGATCCAATTAACCTAGACCGTTACTGGCTTATGTTTACAAAATTGCTAGAATTTTGGCAATTGAAGAACAATCATTCTTGATTCACGGGGAAAAGCGGATGCCGAAAGGTGCAGCGAGTACCCCACCGTTTTATAAAGCCGTTAACTGGACTTTAGAGGATGCAACAATTTGGGAATTTTTCCAGTTTCTGCCCAATTTGAAATAGTTGCCAAATCTAGGCTTTTTCTTATTTACAAGTGAAGCAAACTTTAGTACATTAACCCTACCGCAATGTTGCGGTGATAAATTAAGGAATAAAAATGAACCGTAAACAAAAAACCCAAGCAGTTTGGACACATGAATTAGACAATACTAAAACGTTTGCAGAACAAGCAAACCATGACAAAATTGATTACAAATATGTAATTAATGAAGCTTTAACCGGAATTATATTTGTGGCCGCTATACTTGCTGCATTATTCTTAACTGGTTGTTCAACGCCTGGCACCGTGTATAGCCAAGCCCCAACGCAACAGCTAGTATTGGATAAACAAGTAGCTGGATTAACTAGAAATGAAATTATTAATGGCGTTACTGAATGTGAAGGTAATGGGTTACGTGCCCATGTAATTACCACCAAACGATCAATTAATGGTTTTAGTGCTGATATACCAATTGAAGTAACTTGTATGCCTAAATACCGATATTAGGGAATTTTATGGATGAATATATTTGGACTGCCGCCGGAACTGATGTGACGATCCGGTGGCGTTTAAAGGGCTGGCTACCGCCATCAGAACTAAAAGAATTTAGGGATAAATGGCGGTATTACCAAAATCTTCCGTTACGTGATCTTGACGATAACGCCAAAGAACAATATGAACAAGTGCTACGTAAGGCTAAAGTAGCACGTATTGCGTAATTATTTCTTCATAGGGTGGGCTTTGTTCATTGGCTCACCTTCGTGTTTTTTCAATTCCTTTTTCAATTCAAACACGCCGCTACGCAATTGCATCATTTCTTTGTGTTCAGCTTTTTCGTGTTTCTTTGTTTCTTTGTAAAATTTATCAGCCATTTTGTTCCCCTATTTTAAAAGGCCGTGTGCCTTTTTTATCAATAATTAATGCCTGTTTTCTAGGCGCAATATCTTTACCGTTTGAAATACTCAAATGTGTCCAAGAATCGAATTCCCGAATAACCTGATCATACTGCAAACCTGACTTTACAATGGCCGTTACCACCTGATCCGGTGTCATTCCTTTTACTTTTATATCTGCCGCAGTTCCACGGCAATGTTGGCTGGTTGATTTTCCATTCACTTTTGCATTTGTTTCTACACTACGATATGCAGAATTTATGTGAATTGGCTTGCCTAATAAATTCCTTACTTCTTCCAAAAACAATGCCAGCCGGCGCAAGTTCATCAATACATCATTTGATGGTGTTTGATCTATATTGTATCTGGCCGCCGTTTCGCTGGCGGTCATTTCTTCTAGCGTAAAGTTTGGCGATAAGTTCATTTTTTAGTCGCTAATAAATCTGCTTTATCTTTGCTGCCCTGGCTTGATCCAAAATAAAATGAAATTACTTGGGTTGCAGCACTTGTAAGGAAGCCCAACGCATAAATCACAATGTTTTCTTGGCTATCTGGCACATTAATGAACATTAAAACGCCAACCAATAAAAACGCTACCAATACAATACCCAAATCTAAAATTGGCATTACAAGCTTATCTAGCCAATGCACATTGGCATTTGTCGCTATAGCCAAGTGCATTGCCCTAGCATCACCACGATCTTTTACTTCCTGTTCAAACATAAATTCTTCATGCTTCATTGCAGCTTCTTTTAATGACGCAAGTTTTTCATCAGATAGCTTGCCATCAGCATCCGGCGTTAACGTAATGCCTAGCTTTTCTTCAACGTGCTGTACACCTTTATCCAGTACGGAATCAACAACCTTTTGCATACCTGCGCCAGCAAGTTGCGACAGAATTGGAACGAGTAATGGCAACATTATTTTTTACCTCTTTCTTCCATAAGTTTAATTCTTACCTGCAAATCGTGAATGTCGTTGTAAATTGCTTCTTTTAACTTGTGCCTTTGTTCAGCAGATAACGGCGAATCAGTTGGTACACCTTGTGGCGTAATAAGTGCCGGCATTTGGCCTTCTATCTTTACTAGGCGTTCGTTAAATGATCCAACTTGATTAAGTAACCAAATAATTGCTGATACTAGCATTGGCACCAATGCCTTTAATATATCTTCCATCTTAAAGTTCATTGCGCCCCCTGCTTAAACATCCAATTAATAAACCAGGCAAACCCTGCAATAATCAATGTAATTACAAATCCACCAATGCAGTTATAAATAATATTTAATGTTTTTGCCCTAGCCCGTTTCTTCCGCATCTTTTCAGCAACCAACGCTAACCTGGCTTCTGTGGCTGCTTTCCTGGCTGCTTCGGACTTTTCTTCACGTTCTTTGCGTAACCTGGTTAAACGTTCAGAAAAATCATCCCACATCCCTGGTTCGTCAAAATGGTAAATGAAGTAATGTTTGATTTGGGCGTAATACTGCTTAATTTCCCTATCCATTGCCATCATATCCATGACGTATTCAGCGTCAGATATTGGATCAACTACTGGCTGCCCGTTTGCTATAGCTTCATCCTGGGCTTTTTTTGCATCTTCTAACTGCGTTCTACCAAGTTCATATTTACTTGCTGCGGTGAAAAACTTTTTTATCGGTGAAAGTGATTCACCTAGTTTTTTCCCCGATTCAACACATTCGTTTACGCTATCAATTGCTTCTTTAGCTTCATCAGCAGCGGTTTTAATGCTATTAATTACTAGCTTAACGCCTTGTACTGCTAACCCTATGGTAATCGGGTCGATCATGATGCACCTTAATTTTTGCTAAACAAATGTATTAACCAGCCAACTCCCGTACTAAATGCAGATATAAACAACATCCCCATCCAAAAACCACCACGGCCACGTTCAGCCAAATAACATAATTCCTCTAACTTAGATTCCATCTTATCTATTTTCTTATTCATTTCCTCTAGTTTTTTTTCGTTGTTTTCCACGGTATTCCACAATACGCCGTATTTAACTGGATCAAGTTCAAATGACATATTGTTCACCATCATGTTTTCATGATGTACGCTAATGCGTAATACGGTGGCAAGTTTGCACTAGTACCAGATACACCAGTTGTGCTATTTGCTACCGTTACACCAGTAGTAGCAGATGGTAATGCGCCTGGGCTAAATGTTCCACCACCTGGTGCAGTAAAACTAGCACCAGCAACAAGTGCAACACTTGCACCGCCGTGAGTATGACCAGGATCAGTTACAGTAGCCGTGTGAGTATGGCTAACTACAATTGCATCAGCACTACCACCAGTTTGACCAACTGCATAAGTAGAACCAGCAGCAATTACAAAACGATCACGCAAATCTGGTGTGCCATTTGATCCGTTACAAAGAACCCATCCAGTAGGAATTGAACCAATTGATCCTGACCAAATAATGATCATCCCAGCAATAAATGGACTAGTTGTTGCAGAAGGATTTTGTAATATCGGATACAAATTATCCAAAGTTTGCAATGTTGTACCAGTAGAAGTTTGCAAAACAAACTTATAACTATACCCTGTTTGCATCCAAACTTCGTTAGGTGTGCGGCCAGCAGAATCCAAAATAATTGGATTTGTATTTGGTACTGTTCCGTTATTGGTTGTGTACGTTGTTAGCGGCGTACTAGAACCAGCCTGGTAGGTATAAATTAATCCACCAGATAATGGCACCCCTGTGTTGTCAAAAAATTGCTGGCCATTGCCAACTGGTGATAAAAGAACTGATGCCATTATTGTTTATCCTTACCGTAATTTAGGAATTCATTTACTTTGGTTAATTCTTGTTTGGCTTTTCTGTTTTTGTACAAAATATTGCCAACTGTAGTAATTGGTGCCGGTACACCAGCCAATGCCGATGCCGCCGTATCAGTAGCTATTTGTGCAGCCAAGTTTCTAAACTGCGCTGCTGTGCCAGAATAGTTAACCGAACCTTCAGGAACCGTTTTAACGTCAATAGCAACGTCATTTAATGTTCTGTAACGTTCA